AAGACTGTTCAAGATGCAAGGTTTGTTGGTCATAGAGTTAAGAAAACCAAGAGTGATTTAATTGCTCAAGGTTATCCTAAGTCTAAGGTCGACACAGCATTCTCTGCTACAGAATCCGAGTACAAAGCAGAACGTAGAGCACGTTTTGATTATGACGGTGACTCTGTATATGGTGGAGATGTTGATGATGGTATTTGGGTAACTGAATGCTACATACGAATCGACTTCGACAACGATGGTATTGATGAATTACGTAAAATAACGAAGGTCGGGGATGAGATTTTAGACAATGAGGCAGTGGACAGCGTTCCCTTCTCCTCCCTTACGCCTGTTCCAATGCCTCATAAGTTCTACGGTCTGAGTATTTATGACTTAATCTCCGACCTCCAATTAATAAAGACTACCTTAATGCGTAACTTGTTAGACAATATGTATCTAACAAACAACGGGCGTTATCAGGTGGTTGAGGGTCAAGCTAACTTAGATGACCTAATGACATCAAGACCTGGTGGTATCGTACGTGTACGTTCACCAGGAGCTGTAACACCACTAGCTACTCCACAACTAGACCAGAACTCATTTAATATGTTAGGTTATCTTGACAGTATTAGAGAGGAAAGGACAGGTGTGAGTAAGCAATCTATGGGTATGTCTGAAGGTGGTTTAAAGTCACACCAGACAGCTACAGGTGTTGGTCAAGTAATGACAGCAGCACAACAGAAGATTGAACTGATAGCTCGTGTATTCGCTGAGACAGGTATGAAGGACCTGGCTAATAGTGTGTACCAGTTAGTACAGAAGTTTGAAGCACCAGAGAAGATAGTACGTCTAAACAACAAGTGGACTACACTATACCCTTCTGAGTGGAAAGAAAAGATGGACTGTACTGCACAAGTAGGACTAGGCTTTGGTAATAAGGATATGAACCTTATGCATTTAGGTCGACTAGCACAGTCAATTCAAATGGTTGCACAGCATCCTGCCGCAGGTATGATGATTAAACCTAAGAACGTATACAACTTAATTGCTGAACAAATCAGAGCTATGGGTATGAAGAATGTAGAAGACTTCATTACTGACCCAGGTGACGAGGACGTTCCTAAGCAAGGACCAGGACCAGAAGAGCAGGCTAAGCAAGCAGAGGTACAGCTTAAAGCCAAAGAGCTAGAGCTTAAGATGCAGAAGATGCAGACTGAAAGTGCTCTTAAACAGAAGGAAATGGAACTTGAAGCATTACTAGCACAACAAGAACTAGAACTTAAGTCACAAGCTGCACAGGTTAATATGCAGATTAAGGCACAGGAACTAGAAATCAAGAAGGCAGAGTTAGCTTTGAAACAACAAGAGTTAATTTTGGAAAGGGAACAGGGAAGACCAGTAGCAATCGGTCCTACCTAATATAGGAGAAGGGAATGGGTAAGAAGGAGAAGGATATACAATTGGGAAAGGACGCAGAAAGATTTGTTAATGACCCGTTGTACACGACAGCTTTTGCGGAGACAAAAGAAGAACTGATTAAGATGTTACTACAAACTAAAATCAGTGAAGAGACAGAAAGGGATAGAATTTACATTACCATTAAAGCTTTAGGGCTGATTGATGAGCACATACAGAGTGTCATTAATACTGGTAAGCTGGCTGAAGGACAGCAGGAATTCTACGCAGACAATTATTAAAAACTAAGGGAGAAACCTAATGGATTCAGAAACGAATAACCAGATGGAAGTAGCGTTCGAAAGAGCAAAAGAAGGGTCTGCTGAAGAAGCAGCCAATAGCATCCTAGGAATGTGGGAATCAGAAAATGACCAACCTACAGACGAGGAAACTGAAACTACTGAAAGCGAAGAAGAAGTAGTTGAAGAAACAGAGTCAGATGAAGTTGAAAATGAGGAAGTCTCGGAAGAGGAAGCTGAATCAGAAGTAGAAGAAGACGAAGAAAGTGAAGAGCCTGAAGAGGAAGAAGCTGAAGTAGACACAAGCTATCTAATTAAAGTAGATGGTGAAGAATATGAAGTTAACCTTGAAGAACTTAAAGCTGGATATCAAAGACAATCTGACTATACTCGCAAGTCTCAAGCACTAGCAGAAGGACGTAAGGAAAACGAAGCAATTCAAACCGAACGTCTTAAGCTAGAGCAAGAGAGACAAATGTACGCCAATGGTTTACAGATGTTGAAAGACCAACAGCAAGACAAGCTTAATGAGTTTGGTAATGTAGACTGGGAAACCCTGAAAGAGGAAGACCCATACGCTTATATGCTCAAGAAAGATGAGTACCGAGATGCACAGGATAAGGCACAGAACGCTTCACAACAACAAAGGATTGTGCAGCAACAGCAACAACAGCAAGCAGCTAGTTCAAGAGCAGAGTTTGTTCAGAACCAGTTCAGTGCTTTGGTTGATGTCTTACCTGAATGGAACGATGATAGTTCTACTATCAAAGCAGACGTAAGAAAGTTTGCTATATCTGCAGGTTACGCACCAGAAGAAGTTGACCAATTAGCAGACCACCGTAGTGTTCTTATACTTAAGAAGGCTATGGAGTTTGATAAGTTAACTAGCAAGGTAGCTACCAAGAAGAAGGCAGTAAAGAAAGTTCCTAAGGTACAGAAGTCTGGAAGAGGTAAAGTCAAAGCTGAGTCACAAGCAACTGCAGATAAACAGAAGCGTGCAAGGTTAAGGAAGTCTGGTCATCAAGATGATGCAGCCTCCCTATTTTATGATATGCTCTAATGAGGAGCATACTGCTTTTACTATAAGGAAATAATACAAATGGCAACTACTACACAATTTAAAACGTATGACGCTAAGGCGATTCGCGAGGCAATCTCAGACGTAATCTATGACATCTCACCAACGGATACTCCGTTCCTATCTAGCGTAGCTAAGAAAGGTAAATGTTCTAACACGCACTTTGAGTGGCAGACTGATTCATTAACTGCAGCTTCAGGTTCTAACAAGCACATTGAAGGAGCAGCAGTTGGTGCAGCGTCTATGACTGATACTACTCGTATTGGTAACTACACTCAAATCGCTAAGAAGGTTCTTGAAGTTACTGGTACTCACGAGACTGTTGACCAAGCTGGTAAGAAGTCTGAGATGGCATACCAATTAGCTAAAGCTTCTAAAGAGATTAAGCGTGATATGGAAACTACTTTGCTTTCTACTCAAGCTGCTGCTGCAGGTGACGCGACTACTGCTCGTGCTACTAAAGGTGCTGCTGCATTCATCACAACTAACGTTGTTAGTGCTGGTACTACTGGTACTCACGCTGCTGTAACTGATGCTGATGTTGTAGATGCTGCTGAGAAATGTTGGACTCAAGGTGGTTCTCCATCTACTATCATTCTTGGTGCAACTAACAAGAAGGTTATCACTGGTTTATCTGGTCGTGCTTCTGAAACTCGTTCAGTTGTTGATGACAACAAATCAATCTACAACGCTGTAGAAGTTTACGTTACTGACTTCGGTACTTTCAACATTCAGTTGGACCGTTACTGTGACCAAGACTTAATCTACGTATTGGATAACGATATGTGGTCTGTTGATTTCTTACGTGACTTCCAAACTGTTGACATCGCTAAAGTTGGTGACTCAGATAAGAAGATGCTTTTAGTTGAGTACGGTTTACGCTGTAACAACGAAGCTGGTAACGCTAAGATTCAGTTCACTACTGGTTAATAGTTAGTTTAAATCTGCTCCCTGCTTCGGTGGGGAGTTTTCTTAAACTAATTAAAGGGAAGGGTATGGCAATTCAATCAAAACTAATCGAGAACCTAGATGGTTCTTTAACAAGTGTATCTACTCAGAGCACTGAAGAAATTAAAGATATTGTAAATGCTAACCAACGTGAGAAGCGAGAAGGTGGGCGTAATCAGTACCAAGGCGATACACAGTTCTCACACAAAGTAGCCAGCATCCCTATGATTGTTGTCGAACAGATGATGCGAGATGGTGTATGGAATGACCAAGAAAGAATGAGGGAGTGGTTGAACAACCCAGAGAATGCCCCATTCAGAACAACTAAAGGTAAACTATAAATGGCACTAAACACATACACAGGAATAAAGGAAGCAGTAGCTGATTGGTTAGATAGGTCAGACTTAACAGATAGAATACCTGACTTCATTGCACTAGCTGAAGCAAGAATCAACAGAGACTTACGCATCAGACCAATGGAAGTTCGTTCTACTATGAACACTACAGCAGGTAAACGTTACTTCAACTTACCTGGTGGTTACATTCAAATGCGTAACATCCAAATCAATACTGATAGGATTCAACCACTTGAATACATTACACCTGAGATGTTAGATAGATTGTATGGTGGTAGTTCATCAGGTCTTCCTAGTGCCTATACGTTGATTGGAGACGAGATTCAACTAGCACCTATACCTGATGCAACCTACTCACTAGAGATGGCGTTCTACGAGAAGTTTACGCCTCTTGGTGATGGTACTTCAGGTACTGTTGTAGACAACTGGCTAACTAAGAATGCTCCTGATGTATTACTATATG